ATTATATTTTTGTTAACGATGGTGTTATTATTTTATCATTAGGTTTATAATATGACACTTGTAATATATAAGATGTATAAGTATTACCTGTATCGAATGATATATCATTTGTATCATCACTACCACTATAATTATAAATTATATTTGAATTATAATCTAAAATCTTGCATTTTTTCCAAGTAGCATTTATACTTGATATTTTATAATGACCTTGCGGTATCATAGCTGTTGTATATTTATCTGTTTCACTATAATTTATATTAATATTAGTAGAATCAGAAATTATAGAACCATTTTTCCAAGTAACATCAGCTAAATAATTACCATTAACAGGAGTGACTACAGACATACCTAATATTTCGTTTATTTGATTAAGTGTTAATGCCTCAAACCAAACTTTACATTCATTTATAGTACCATTCCAAAATTTAGTCATAGTTCCATTATCAAGTTGGCAAGCACCTAATATCATATTTTTATTTACTTGTACATATTTATCATTTGATGAACTTATATTTGTTCTAAGCATACTATTATTTCTTATAGAAGAAATAACACCATTTTTAAATACAATTACAAGCTTCCCACTTGCAATATCAGATGCATACTGACTAGAATTTGTGGAATCTTGACCACAAATCATATTATCCATTAAAGAAAGACCTCTATACGGGCTAACTTCATTTTGACAATGGAGTACAGTAGCTTGATATACTTGAGTAATTCCATCTGTAGGGGCGTAATCAATGTATACAGTAAAATCTTTTGCTGTATCAAATAATTTTATTCCAGTATCTATATAATCATCAATACCATCGAATGTAGTAACCTGTGCTAATGCATATGCTGGTTTACTTATTTGTATATTCGCGTTAGCAGTAATAACTAAATCTCCTGTTATAGAATTTATTGTTATTACGCCATTAGAAACTGCTGTACTAGATATATCTGTACCACCCATTGTCACAATTACATCACCTAATGTATAACCTTCATTAGCAGTTATTGTAGCTAAATAACTATCATTTTCCTCTATTATAGTTGTTGTATTTGAAGTTGCACAATTAGTTAAGTTATTAGTTATAGTATATTTTGTAGCTATTCCACTGACAGTTACATTACAAGTTGTTATTTGATTACCACAAGTTGCTGTTATAACACACGAACCATTCTTAATAGGAGTTACAACTCCTGCATTTACACTAACTATTTCAGTAGGATTTACACTCCATGTCACTATATCTGTTGTATCTGTAGGAGTTAGTGTAGTAGTCAATGTTTGTGTATCCCTTGTTGTAAATGATAATGTTGCATTATTTAAAGTAATGCTAGTACAAGGTTTAGATTCAACTAATCCACTAATATATGTATCCGTATATTCAAGTCTTGCTTTTATATTAGCTCTTAGTTGTTGAATATTATTGGTTGAAGTAGAAGGTATTCCTATGTAAGCACCGTTTGCAGTTGTATCTGCATAGTCCTCTTTAACAATATCTTGAGGACAAATTTGACAAAATTCTTCAAATTTATTTACTAAATAAGGATAAGTAAATATACTTTGTCTTAATTCCGTATATCTTGCCTTTAATTGTGATAAAAATAATTCTTGTAATCTAGTATACAATAAATTTCCTTTTCTATCACTTCCATTAAAATCCTCAAATTGTTCTCTACTATAAGAATTTGACACAAAACTTTGACCATTCCACCATAAGCCCCAAGTACTATCCATATCATACATACTTGCAATCCATTTAGTTCCATCATAGGTCATATAAATTTGGTTTTTACCAAAAGCATCAAGACCAGTACTTATTAAACCATATAATAAATAATCTATTAAACTGTTAACATCAAAGTAATTACATAAATTAGCTTTAAATTCAGAGTCACTTGAATTCATTACAAATTTTATTGCATTTGTCCAACTTGTTTTTATTGTAGCTGGAACAGTGTCATGTAATTCATCTGTCCAGTCACTGCCATTTATAGCTGGCAATGCTCTAAAACATCCACTTCCATAATCTTCTCCACATAATATACAATGTGTATTAAGCGTATCGTCCATATTACTCATCCATTTGTCTTTAGGAATATTTAATGTATATCTACCTTGATAATATCCATTTCCATATACAGTTATTGGGAATCCGTCTATTGCACCTTGATTAGGAGAAGTTTTGAGTAACTCCGGCAAATTAGCATAACCACTTCTTGATTTTACTATATCCCCCCATATTCTAGCAGATACAACATTTCTAGCATGAGTCAAATCTATCCAATTTGCCTTTAATACGAATTTAGATTGTTTCCCCCAACCTTTAAAATCTATTTTTAGTTTTGCTGTTTTAGTTTTATCTTTATATAATTTTATAGTAAAGTTTTTCTTGTTATATTGCAAAGAACTATTACCTTGACATTTTATTTCTACCCAACCATGATATTCAGCAGTTTTGCTATAATAATCAAATTTCATCATTGTAGCAGTTTTTGAAGTAGGTAAAGTCCCTTCTGAAAAATATATTCTAGGCATATCCATTAACTGCGGTTCAACATTATTACCTATATTTCCACCCTCAATTTGTTTCGCAATATCTTTAAATTGTGTATCTATTTCATTAAACTTCGAAGTATTACTTTTACCATTGTTATCTATAACTAAGTCGCTAGATGTATAAGGGTAAATGTAACCATCGTTTCCTTGTCTAACTTTCATTTTATCGCCCATTTAATCATCTCCTTTTATATATATAGAGACATTTTATTAGTCCCCATATAATTTACATACTTTTGTAAAATTACTTGTTTAAAATATCCTTATAAAAGTATATAAAAAAATATGGGGACATTTCTGCCCCCATAAGTTAAAATTTATTAATTATTTTTACACACTTGTTTTATCTTCTTCAAATGTCATAAAATCTCCATTTGTATCAGTACCTATATCAAAAGTTACAGAATAAGTTTGTAAATCTAATGAACTTGTACCAAAGTCTTCAGTTATTTGTGGAGTACAATTAGGTATTGTTGCATTTAATATTTTTCTACTTCCGTCTGGGAATTTTAATTTCATTTTTCCTGTATAAGTATAAGTAGTAGATGGAGAATCACCTATATGTACTTTACCTTCTGCATCTTTTGTAGCTCCTAAAGTAACTAAAAACATATCAAAATTCATAACTTCCATTTCTGCTGTGAAAGTCATGGCTTTATTTGCTTTTAATGTTATTTTATTTTTACCATCAGCTCTAGCATTTAAAGTATCTTCTGATTGACCTAAATTAAATGCATTTACATAATCTAATGCTACGTCTTTATCTGTTCCAGTTTCACCATTTGGATGAAGTTTTCCTTGCATAGCACCTTCTATTACGAATAAAGTTTCTTGTGCCATTTCACATTACCTCCGTTTTATTAATTATTTATTCATCCCTCATTAGTCTTGTACCCATATACCAAGGAGGAATTTCTTTACCTTTATATGCTCCTGCAATAGCAAGTTTCCAAGCTAATTCGCAATCTTCCATTGCTTTCATTGATTTATAAGTGTCTTGTAATTGCCAAGCAGTCCAATTTTTTATTTCTTCATACGTAGTTTTTCTTGTATGTATCACTTGTCTTACTATTTCTTCAAAATATATAGCATTTTTTTTCATTTGTTTTTCTTTGTATTCTTTTTCATACTTTTCAAACAATGCTATATCTTCAGCTGAACCTTCAATCTTTTGTTTGATTTCTTTTTTAGGTTCATCATAATACATTATTTCTAAAACAATTTTAGACAATATATTAAAATTACTATCGTCTATAAAAGATTCAATATTATCTTGAGATTTAATAAATATACTATATCCTTTATCTCCACAATTTTTTAATTTTATATCTTTCGTATCATATAAAATCATAAGATATAATATTAAATCTACTAATAAAGATTTATTCTTTTGAGATAAAGTATAATATATATTAAAAGGCATTTCCACTTCTTCAAAAGCACCATTATTATTCCAATATCGAACCATATAAAAAGGTTTTATAAATTCTATACTATCTACCACCTCTATAAAGGTTTGAATCTTGGGTTGTTTAATAATGCCTAAATTAAATTCTCTTAAATCAATATCTTTACCAGATAATAATTCTTTAGTGAATTTACATTTCATTGAAATATCTCACTGTGACACTTGTTATATAAGTGTTATAATCAATTGGTATTGAATAGTTTTGAGATGTAGTTCCTATAATTGGTTTTCCAATAACTTCTTTTATAGCTTCCAACCTTTCATCTTCTCTAAGAATTTCATTTATTCTTTTGTAAATGATAACGTCTCTTGACCCATTTAATGTATTGGAACAACTATTATGACAAACTACACCTATATCCAATCTAAAAGAACTTATAAACGAAGAAGTTTTACCATTATTTAAAGAAGCGGGTTCATCTTTATACATATTTAAAAATATATAACAATCAGATTCAAATATAGCGTCAAAGAGTTTATTAACTCTACGGTCTATAAATATTTTTTTATCATTAAGTTTTTTTATAGGCTCTTTTACTTCGGGTAAAGATAAAATATCATCTTCAGTGGTATTTGTATAACACAACATTTTATTAATTGTATCATCAAGCATTAAAAAAGTTCCCAGTTGATTTATATATTTATCGGGAAATGTCATTAACTTGCTCATTTTAAGATGCCCCCAATCCTCTTATTGTTATATTTTTAATATCTATAGTTTCACCATTTTTATTTTTCGCTATTAAAGTAATAACCTCTCCAATAATATCAAAATCTAAATCTATAGATATAGTACATTCTTTATCATTTGCATTAGTAATTTTACAAAAACCATAATCAAAGTCTAATTCAAAATTTACTTCTTCATTATATTGGATTTTATAAATTAAGTCTTCACCTATATGTATTTTATCGTCTCCTTCTATCTTTCCAGATTTAATAGACGAATCATAAAAAGGATTGTAAGCAACTAAATTATCGTCATCGTCTTCAACTAATTGAGTAGTTTCAAGTAACAACCATTTAATTAATCCATCACCTGGAGTTTCTCTTCTAGTATACTCAAAATCATTTTTATGAGTTATTTTATAGGCTTGTTTATCTTTACCCATAAGTCTTGCACCGACGTTCAAACTAGAAGTTATCGGATTAGAACCTACTAAAACAGTTCTTTTTGCATCTAGGTTAGAAATATATTTATAATCGTGAATACCTTTAGAATACATCGTTAAGTTTGTAATATTAACTGGTGTTCTATAAATTTCACCTTTATATCCAATATTGAACCATTCATTACATCGTTTTAATGTATACTTTTTATGAGTCATTGTACTTATTACTTCTTCAAATTCTAATATATAATATGATTTATTCCAATATATATAACTACCTACATCCACAGGACATCCCAATCTACAAACTAAATATTTTTCATCAAATGCTGATTTATCATTATCAGCAATATCTTTTATAATCATTCTTTCATACGAATTAGTTTCTTTATTTATTAATTCATCTGGTTTTGTATATTGGATTTCATAAGCACTTCGAGCCTCTTTAGTTAAATAAAACTCAAAGTCATTGATTATATCATTTCTTTCTTTTTCCTCTATTGTATTAAAATTTTTTAGATTTCTTTTTCTATATTTTTCAAAGTAATTACTCATTTATATCAACTCCTCTTGTGGCATAACCTATTCTTAACTTTCTTAATTCTTTAACATACATTTCTCTAGTTTTCAAAAGGTTATTTAATAAGGTTGCAGGTGACTTAATAGAATATTCACTATCTGTTATACGAATAGTTAACGCATCTCTATTAAGTATTTTTGTATCCACAAAAGGAATTAACATACCTTTAGCTAATATTTGCTTTTCTTTCCAAGTTAATTCTGATTTAAAATAGCCGTCCTCTATAGTTAAATCTTGTTTGCATTGTTCAAAATTAGATATTGAAACATATAAGTAGGATTCTAACAAATCTTCAAGGACGGATTCATCTATTTCTAATAAATCATCTTTACCTAAATGTTTTAAAAATAAATCGTAAATTTCTGTGACAGGTGTCATTTAATCACCTCTATTCATCAATATCTATTAATTGTTCTCTTCCTAATTTTCTGCATAAAACACGTTCTTTTTTTCTTGATAACTCATAGTCAGATTCTTCAGATTTAGTTAATAATATAGCTTTACAAGCTAAAGTTCTTATAAATTTATTACTTCTTCCTTCAATTTCTCTTTCAAAAACATCATCTGAAAGATTTAATATTGAATCTATTTGCATAGCAAATTGATTTTCTTCACTATTATATATACTTGTAATACCTAAATAATCAATTATATTATCTATTGTATATTCATTAGATAAAACATCTGTTATTGCCAACATATAATCTTTAAAATATGATTTATTTTTAGTTGCAACTTCATATAATTCCGATAGTGGTAATTCAGCATATTCATTTGGATATAAATCAAAATAAGTTTCTTCATTTTTATTCATGTATATTACACTCATAAAAGACATATTGCAAATTTCAATATATATTTCATCTTGTTTTTTTCTTAATTCCATATTTATCTGTCTTTTAGTTTTTTTTGTTTCTACTTTTTTTTTGATTTCTTCCGTTTTATCTACAGTCTTCGTTTTAGTAGTTTTCTTTATTTTTTCCATTTTATTCTCCCTTCTTGTAGAATTAAGCACTACTAATTAAAGTAGTGCTATATTATTTAAATATTAATTATTATGCAGTTATTTTTATCATTGCGTATGTAGAAGCTATAGCAACTCCTAAGTGTAACATACGATTCATTTCCATTTCTATTTGATAGTCTTGTCTATCTCCTTCTGTATCTTCGTACAATTCAACATCACCTTCATATCCAAGTTTTACAAGTGATTCTCCAACTGGAACTATTAATAACATATCGTCATCAACTTCAAAAGCACCAGTAGTTTTATCATAATAATTTGGTAATGGAACTAAAGGAGTACCTTCAAATACTTGAGTATATCCATAATTTCTTCTATCGTCTTTTTCAGCATCTGATACAAAAGTCGCATCTGATTTTACATGAGCTAATGCTGTTTTAGTTCCTAGTATTTGAACTTCTTGACCTGTAGAATCTGCAACTTTAGCTATCATTTCTTTTAAAGTAGTTGATAAAGCACCGTCATTAGATGCTTTACATAAATTTGGATTTCCAGAAGCATCATAAGCTCCAAATATAGTTTTTGTAACTAAAGTACATACTTTTTTATCAAAAGATTTAGATACTCTATCTACAAATAAAGTCCAGTCTATATTTCCTTTTAAGAAATCAAACATTTCAGCATAGATTTTAACGCCTAATCTGAAAGCTTTAGTATCTACCTTTTTATCATAGATTCTTTGTCTATGAACTGTTTTGACACCAGTAGCCATTATAGCAACTTTGAACAATTCGTCATTTTGAATTAAGAATTCTTTTTTATCTCCTATATCAAAAGTGTCAACATCTACTAAATCCCCAAAAGATTCAACAGTTATTTCGTTATGAGTTACAGTTATTAATTCTTCTAATAATTCAAATACTGTATTACCATTTCTTTTTAACCATCTTCTATAATTAGATTTCTTTTCTGGAAGTGGTTCTACTTTTTCAAATATCATATTTCTTATAACATCTGAAGCTTCTTTTCTTGAATAAGAACACACACCGTTATGTAAGTCTATTACCATTTGTCTAACATCGTTATCTATCATTCTTTTAACCTCCATTTTATTAATTATTTTATTCTTAATAGAATAATATTTGCACCATATCTTTACCCATTAAGTTTGAAGTACCTATAACTTCCCCTACTATTCTTTTAGCACCTGCTTCATCAGTACCTGCTTCACTAGCAACTGGAGCAGTGTATTTTTTAAGATTATGTGAACCAGCTTTAACAGTTAATTGGTCTCCTTTAGCAACAGTTCCATCTATAAGTGTTTTTTCTATATCAACAACCATACCTTTGTGTAAGAAATAAATTCTCACTGCTTCTCCAGCTGGTGTATTTGCATAATCACCAAAATTATAAGATGTTTCTTTTTCATATCTATGACCGTCAGATGCTACCATAGCTAATATTTTATTAGCGTCATCTTCTAAGTCACCTACTTCATAACATTCACCTTCAACTCCTATATTATCTATTTTAGCTAGAGTTGAATCAGCTAGTCCTTTTACTAATACTACTTCACCATTTTTTAATTCAGTAGAGCATATTGCTGATTTAGCAAAATTATCTTCTACATAAGTTAATATTTGATACATAAATTTTACCTCCTGTTTTATTATTTTTTAGTTCTCCATTTTTCTAATCTACCACCGTAAGGTGCATTAGAATCTATAAATTCTTCATTTGGATTTATTATACCTATTGAATTAGCCTTTCCAGTTTTAGTTTTACTAAATGATTGAGCTTCTTTAATTTGTTTAGCCCACATTATAGCTAATTTCCCTTCATATTCTTCTTTAGATATTTCATGTTTTAATACTGTGTCTTGAAGTGCTTTAGCATCTTCTGTATCTAAAGAATATTTTTCAGTTATAGAATCAATTTCTAATTTAAATTGTTTAGCATCGCTATCAGCTTTAAATTGTTTTAATTCTTCATAATCACTCATGTTTTCTAATTGAGTTTTTAATTCTTCGTATTCAACTTTTAATTGGTCAAAAGCAGTTTTTAATTGTGCATATTTTTCATCTTCTGTGTTATCTTCAACAGAATGATTTTCCTTATCTTTATCTTCTTCCTCTTCTGAACAATCTTCTTTCTTTTCTTCAGAATTATCTTGAGAACATTCTTCTTTTTGTTCTTCTTCATCTGGAGTGAAATCTTCTTGTTGAGTTTCCTCTTGATTTTCAAATTCTTCAGTTTCTTGAACTTCTTGATTTTCAAACTCTTTGTCCATTGTTTCACCTCCCTTTTCTAAAGAATAAATTTTCTTCATTTCTTCTAATTCAGTTTTAACATCTCCACAAGTGAACAGAGATAAGTTAGCTCCTGCCATAGCAGGTTTAACACCTACACCAAGCATTGTTATACCTAAAAAAGTAAAATCAGTTATTTCAAAGAATCCATCTTCTCTAAAGCTGAAATCGTCAACATCTATTTCCATAGATACCTCTAATGCACCATCGTTAGAATCTAATATATCAAGTAATTGTTGGGAATACTCCCTCCATATTAATGCTGTGCAAGATAAATATTTCTTACCGTCTTTTTCTACTTGTGTAATTATAGTATCTTCTGGAACGAATCCATAAGCTTTTTCAAGATATATTAACTGATAATCGTAACCATCTGGAGTATCAGTAGCCTCCACTTTAGTATCATGTCCACCTAAAACCCATTTGTCATCTTCATTTTTATAAACATGAGCTAATAAGGGTATACCTCTAATACTTTTTTCAGCACATTTCATTTGTGTTTCTGAATCAAACCAAGAACCATTTAAATTATCTTGGTCGTGACATACAAGTATTCTACATCCTACAAATCTACTATCACTTGAAGATTTAAAAACTTCCATTTCACTATATAATTTTAAATGTTTATTTCCCAATTCTAATTCACACCCCCTTTCTTCTTAGAAAAATAATTTATTAGAAAACATGAATTTTCTTTTATCTTCATTACTGAATTTAACTTTAGTACTATTAAGAAAAATATAAACAGTTTTATTGTCTATAATACCTTCAGATAAAAACACTAATCCTCGATTTAAAAGTTCATGTTTATCTTCTTCATTAAATGCATATATGAATTTATTCATAATATATCACCTACTCATTTATATATAAAAATCCTTCGCCTTGAAGTTTTGAACTTATACCCAAGTCTTTAGTATGCTTTATAAGTCTTGCATATAATTCTTCTTCCGAAGGAATTCTACCATATTTATTTATAAATTTTTCTCTTAATAATAATGCTGTCCCTGCGACTACAGGTGCGCTCATTGAAGTACCACTACTTTTACACCATTTATTATTAAAATATACTGAAACAATATCAGTCCCGCAAGCCACCAAATCTACCCATTCATTTGAATTGCTATATTTTGCAATAGATAAATTAAGATTTACTGCACCAACGTTTACACATTCTTGATAACTAGCAGGATATCCATATTCATCTGTATCTGCATTTCCATCACCATTATTTCCTGCTGAAGTACAAACTAAAATACCACGTTTAGTTGCTTCTTTTACTAAATCGTGCAATTCTTCATCGCTTTCAGTACTCCCTAAACTCATGGATATAACATGAACATTTTGTTCTAAGGCATATTTAAAAGCATTTATAATACCCTCCATACTACCTTTACCTTTAGAATTTAACGCTTTAGCAACTACTACTTCACACTCTGGTGCTACTTGTATTACCTCGCCTATACAGAAACTACCATGATTATTTTTATCAGTGTAATCTTCTGTAGTTCCTTCATTTGTAAAATTTTTACCTGCTACAATATTATTAATTATAAATGAATGAAGATGTGAACCTGTATCAATAACACAAATTCTTTGTCCTTTCCCTTTATATCCTTGTTCATGTAAAGCTTGTATATTAGATAATTGTATTCCTTTACACATATAATCACTATAAGGATTTGTTGATAAAATATTATAATCCATTATATCACCTATCCTAAATTTAATTCTTTTATTAATATATCTTCAATATTATCTATGTCATAATACCAAATTTCTAATAAATTAATATTATGTTCTTTAGCATAATTTCTTTTACGTTTATCATGTTCTAATTGTTTCATAAAACATTCTTCTGTCTTATGAAATCCTTTTGTAAATTTTTCATGTTGTATACCTTGACACTCTATTAAAAGGTTATAATCTGGTAAATAAAAATCATAAGATAAATTTCCACTACCAAGACCAATTAAATTGTTGTACTCTACTTGAGAGTTATATTTGATATTATATTTTTCTAATATATTTTTAGTTTTTGTTTCCAATTGTGAAGAATTACAATCTCTACAAACTACACCTGTATCTCTATGATTTAAAGTATGTAAACTTCTTTCAAATTCTTTTCCACATTTTTCACATATAAATTTATATTTACTATGACTTCCAAATGTCACTTCAAAAGGTGATTTATTATTATTTTTACTCCAATATTTAGCTTTCTCTGGATATAAAGTTCCAAAACTATCTTTAGGATGCACCTTACCATGATGTGTTACGCAATAAGGACATCTACTCCCATTGTAAAACGCATGACAAATAATTTTATATCCTCCCTTATCATTATGATAATCCTTTTCTTGACATAACATCCATATATGTTTCCTGCTTTGAGGTGCTATTTCAAAGGGGTCTAATTTATTTTTAGGTGACCAATATTTTTCAATGGCATCATTACCATAAGTATCTATTAACCATTGTCCAAATGAATCTTTCGGATGTACTTTACCCGATGTATTTGTACAATATGGACATCTATTATTTTTATAAAAATTTGATACATATATGCTATAGCTACTATGATAATCTGTTTTATCACACTTAATCCATATTTTTAATTGAGAAGTAGCTTTACTTATGTGATAAGGATTAACTATATTCCTTTCCCAATCCCAGTATTTATTTAAGGGTTCTTTTAACTCTTGTTGTATATAATAAGCAAAACTATTTTCATAAAAATTACAGCAATTAGAACATTTTGCCCCATTTTGGAATAAATCTAATCTTACATCATATTCTTTTCCACAATAAGGACATTCGACTCTTATGTGTGACTTTGATTTTTTACCGTCTATAGTTGTTTCGTTTTTATGATAACTCCCTATATAGACATAACCGTCTCCACGATTTTCAACTTTTTCTTTGTGTTTTTCATTAAAATACATATATATTCCTCCTAATATTTTATTAATTACTATATTATTGTATTAACATTTCTATATTATAAATCACCTATGATTTATTAATTATTTTTTATTCCATTTATTTAATGCCAAATCTAAATCTTTATCTCTTATAAATACCCAAAATGTTTTATGATTATTGGGGTTTAATCCACAAACATAATATTTAAGTCCTTCATTTATTAGAAATCTCTTTTGTTTAGCATCATAACATATATATAATGGATTTTTATATTTCATATTTAATCCTCCTTATTTTTTTTAATAATCACCTGCATTATCTGCTTCTGGTGCTTTATTCGGATTTCCACTCTCTTCACTAGCCGTTGGTCTTCCACCTTTATCATTATCAATAACTTGACTATGACTATTAGCTAATGGACTCATAAGAGTTCCAAAGTCTAATATACTTTCTATTTGAAGTATATTTAATGCTTCTAATGGAGAATATCCACATATTGCTAAATACTCAAATTTAGAAGTCCAAGTAGCCAATCTATTACAACTAGATTGTATTTTTTCCTCTTTATTATATTTAGTGGTATCACAAAAACATAATTTGAAATTCTTTAATGCTGAATTTTTACTAAAAGCATAATTCAACCATATTTTAATTCTATCTAATAGATTTAATGGCATTAAACTATCAACGATACCACTATAAATTGTCATTTGTGTACCAGACTTGTTATCTCCATTAAATAAATTGCTATCTATACCAGCTGTATCGTATACATTATTAGTTAAATTATTTATTTCTCCATAATCAGAAACTTTATTAGTTTGTAATGAAACAGAATCTATTGGGTAAGGTGAACTTACAACTCCTATACCATCTCTAACATTCTTGACTAATGATTTATGATAAAATATTGCTGTTTCTGGTTCTATACTTAATTCTCCATCTTCATCTGAAGGTAATAATTGGTGAATTAATTTGAAGTTATTAGCTTCAATATTTTCCATACTAGCATCTGATAAATCTTTTATTCTACTTAAATCTAAAAGTAGTCCAGAATAATATGGAATACCTTTACTATCTATTACTTCTGGAAGAAAAGCTATTGCATTTTCAAGTGGTAACATATAATAGTTGTCTATGAAATTTTCATCATTTTTCAATTTACCTGCTTTATAATCAGCGTATAAATTTTGAATATCTATTGGGTAATATCCTAATTGTTTAGTATTAATACCACTAAGTTTTATACTATAACCTAACATAAAAGATTCGGTATAAGTAACTTTGCATAAATCTTCTGGTAAAGAAACAAATGTAATATTATCACTTGTTTCTTGTTTATATAAATATATTTCTCCTTTTCTAAATTCGCTTTCTAAAATCCAGGGACAAAGAGTTTTTAAATTATATTTTTCTAACTCTAAACAAGCTTTTCTGTAAGATTTAAAAAAGTTATCTTGTCCTTTAGTTATAAATTTACTCGCATCTAATGGGACTAAATAATGGTCGTAAGTTAATAAATTCGATTTATAATTTATTATTTCTTTTAAATTACCATTAATAACCCTCATTAATTCAGATTGTTGTTGTAGTGTAGTAACATTAGAATAAGGATTTTCTAAGGCACTAGCTATTGTATCCGTATCAACTTTACTTCTCTTTCTACTACTAGCTACCTTATCTATACTATTTATATCAATCATAGAAGATTTCTGTGCAAATTCTAAATTATTCTTTCTATTATCTTTCCCTTCGTTCAAACATTTTCACCACCTTTTTAATTAGCCAAGAAAATATGTCTCTTTTTCTTATTCCTATTTTTCTTTCTTATATCTCTTTCTATCAATTCTGCTAAATAATTACCATAAGTAATAGAAGAATATCTATCCTTACGATTTCTTCCTTTTTCTTTAAGAACTATATCACCATTCCCCATAGTTTCATAATCTAAGTTTATTGATTCAAATATAAAATTAGATGTTTGAATAAATGGTGCTATTTTATTAGCATGATATTCTGCGTCTTGATGATATTTTAAGTCTTTACTAAAATCTCCTCTTTTTTCATTTTCTTCTATTAATAATCTTATTTTTTTACTACTAAAAGCATTTTTAAGATATACTGCACAATCATTATTTATTTTTTGATTCCCTTTAATTACGTATATACAATTTATACCATTTTTCAAAAGTTGAAAATCTTTTGATTGTGTACTCATATCATAAATTCCAAAAGGTTCATAATGTTCATCAATATTTTCGTCATAAGATGATTTTTCCATCTCTTGTATTACTGCTATACCTAAACCACCACCATCTATAATAATTTTATCAGCTTTAAATTCTGTATATAATCTCTTAATTCTAGTGGCTTGTTTTTCAAACTTCATACCATTATGTGATTCCATATAAACAACTTCTCTAATAATATTATTCCCACTAGGAAGTAATCTCCATAAAGTAAAAATAGAGTTATCATTTTTATTTGATTTGTTAGCTTTTGCTGTGGCTACATCGACTGAAATTATTCTTATTTCATCTTTTTTCTTAGGCATTTGTTTTAATTTCTTTTTCTTTTCATCTGGATTTCTATAATCATCATCCGTTAATGGATAATAACAATTTTTTAAAACTCTTGCATTTAACATATCAGATGTATTAAAGAAGCAATCACCACTTTGTCCATGCCACATACAACCATACTCCATATTAAATACAAATTCACCCATGTCCTCTTTATCTTCTTCAATCTTATCTTTCAGTACAAGTTTGTGGTCTAAAGAAGCTAAATAAGGAATAGCACAAGCAAATGCCTTACCACCTTCAAGCATTCTAGTTAATATTCCAGTGAATTTCTCATAACTCCAATGCGATTTCAGCCAACTCGAACTTAAATATAATTCCATGTTGCTTTCAAGAGGATAATCTTTATATTCTTCTTTTTCTAAGAACGGTGGTTTTCTTGGATTAGTTAAGAATTGCTTTAAAACCGAATTAATTACATCTAATTTTATAAGACGATACTCGTCTGCAACTAATATATTGCATCTTTGCAGTTTTGTTATCCTATAAGCTTTTTATCTTATAGTTCTTACAGTTTCCTGCAAGCTCAGAATAAATTTTCACTCTCATAATTAATTCTCAATGAGTGACGGAAGCTCGTGGGAGAATTATTACTTTCATCTTAACGCTCATCTCCTATTCGTTACAGGTAATATTAGATATTATTACCCTCGGTATCAGCACTATCCTTTAGGACTTAGCCTTTCTTCTCAGCTTATTCCTCCTTAACTTAGTAAGGTTATAATTTTTACGTACTTTCAGCTAGACCGATACATCCCGTTTACGGTATTATGCACTTGAGAATTTGCATAATACTAGGCTATACTTTTTATTTCATTAACTTTGTCAAATTTTCTATCTAAATATACAGTGGCATTATCATACATTAAATCCATTAATTTTAAACAATCATGTTTTCTACTTATTTCAAATTTAAAACATTCTCTATCTTTGTGTATGTAAGCTTTTATGCCAAAATCTTCATTTAATTTATCAACTATGTATTGAAGTGCTAATTTATTCTTTGCCTGTATTGATATTCTAGGATATTTATGTCCTTTAACTTTTTTAATGCAATAAGACCCGTCACCATCAATATACCCTCTCAAAAAATGAAGGAATAAAACTTTATCTTCTATTTTAGGAAAAATAGTTGAATATGTCTTATTTTGGACTATGCCATTTTTAGCTAAGCCTTCATAAATAGTTTTGCTATATACTCTTATTAAGCAAGTTTCAGACTTTCTATTTGTCTCTTCTTTTCCATTAAATCTTTCTATTGAGTTATAAGTTCCTATTTTCTCAGATATTTTATAATAGTTATTGAATATTTTATTAAACTTTTCCAAATGTTCTACATCTTTATAATTTAATTCGATACCTAATTCATAATTTCTATCAGAAGAGATTATGTAACCGTCGGCATATATAAACCCTAGCCAATATGCTTTTTCTTCAGTATCTATACTGTCAAAAAAGTATTGGTCTCCCCTATCTTTAGAATTTATATTTACAGTCAATCCCATTCTTCTTTTCTTACAATCAATAGACGCTTCACTTTTATTTAGTATTTTTGCAATTTCCTTAACTGTATATTTGTCATGTATTTCTTCTAATTTCTTTTCTTCTTCATCAGTCCATCTTGACATTATAAACACCTTCTCTCTTATTTATTTAAGAGAAGGAACAAAGGCTTACACTCCTTTAAATTCCTTGTAAAAATTTGACTTTAAAATAAATTTTTAACCTCTAGCTCCATCATTAGATGCTATTGCAGTTATTACAGAACCATTTTTAAATATACATTTAACATTATCTTTATTGTTTTGAATTTTTTTAATCTCTTTTGCCAATGCGGGATAATTCCTTTGTAAATCTTCAATTTTCTCGGTTATAATTAATCCTGCTTGGTCTTTATTACCAGATGCAACTATTATTTTAGAACCTGGATATAATATTGCTCTACAACATACAAATATAGCCGTTAAGAATGTCTTTCCAAGACCTCTTGATGCTGTGAAGCAGAAATTAGTGCATATATTCATCATATAAAGCAATACTTGTTGAAACCAATATAGATTAATTCCTAAAAAATCCATACAAAATCTATGTGGATTCTTTCTAAAATATTCAGTCCATATTTTTACACCATCTAATAAATTTTCATATGAATCCTTTTTTAAGTTTTTTCTTTGTTTACATTTTAATTTATTCTCCATATCCACGCTCGTCCTCCTCTGTATAAGGAGTTGAATCATTATTCATTAATTTCTTGATAGGATTTAAGAAATAACGATTTAACCACCATTTGATTCTATCAACATCATTATATTCTGGATGAACATCTGGGATAGGTTCATTTTTTTCTATTTTAGCAATTAATGTCCCATAACTTAGGTTATCATCTTCACCATATTTACTCATTTTAGATGGTAAAACATTTAGTTCTTCCATACGTTTAGAAATTTGATTAGTTAAGTTTTCAAATGCTTTTTGGTCATTCTTGACTATAGCTCTTTCTCTTAGAACCTCTAACATACATATTGTTTTAATTAAATTAACTTCTTGAATGGCTTTAGACGGATAATTATCTGTGTATTGTTCATATTTTCTTTGGAGTAATTCATACTCATCATCTTGAAATCCCTTACCCCAAAAGTTAACAATCTCACTTGAAGTAACTGTCTCTCCAGTAATAATATTAGTTACACCATCATAAGTAAGCATATTATCTAAAGATGTTAACCCTTTAAATGCTTTATCTCTATTCATTATTCTAGTATAATTACCTAAAAAATTATTGCCATATTTCTCAACACATTTTAGATATGTTTCTTCGTCATAATACATATCTAAAACCATACATAAATGTATAAATGCTAATCTATGGTCGTTGTTATAATTTTTTAATAACTTTTTAAAATATTTATCAACTACTTCTTTACTCATGGGTAATTTCTTATCATGCTCATAAAGCATTGATTGTGTAGAGTAGAAATCTCTAACGGTAGGTTTAAATTTACCTGTAGCTGAACATTGTTTTGTGTCTGCCATTATATCACTCTCCTTTAAAAAATGAAAAAATGGTTACGACTAATGGAAGGAGTTTTTAGCCGTAACCTAAAAGGGGAGAATCATTATGAATTTTGAGCCTTATTTTAAAGACTCAAAAAATACTGATATAATTATCAATATCATTTCAATCCTTAAAATAAAAATACCACTCTTATTCGAGTGGTTTAATTAATTATTCAACTTTCATTACATAACTTGCAACTACTCCATCTTCATCAAGTATTAATAATGTTTGAGAAGGTTTATTATATAATTTTTTCTTCATAGCATAATCGTCTGTTGAAATCAAACTACCATTTACATATATATCTGTGTTATATTGTGAAAACATTTTAGGTTGATGATAATGTCCTAATAAAATTAAATCTATATTTTCACCACCTATAACCATAGACAATTCTTCGCTTACTTTATTTAAATTAACTTGGTCGCCATGACATGAAACAACTGTATTTCCTTTTACGTTCATTATCGATAATTCACCGTTATTTATTGAATTTAAAAATACAACATTTGATAAATTTGATACTCTCATTTTAATCATTTCATTTAATAACATGGAATAATTATTACCATTACTTCTGTCATCTTTCATCATTTCTACTGCTTCATGATTACCATTATTTTGAGTTACAGTTAAATAAAAATAATTTGATAGTTTTTCTATTACCTGTGATATTATTTCACTAACACTTACTATTTGTTTTACCAAAGATTCTTGATTAGATAATTTAATACTATTATGTAATTCACCAGATATTAAATCTCCGTTCAATACTAAATGTAATTTATCTATATTATTATCAATACAATGTTCTATTGTTTTATCAATTATTTTATCTAACCTTTTTATGGCTATATCTTTATTATACTTATTTATTGAATTTTCTACAGTCATAGAAATATGCAAATCACTTAATATCAAAATTCCGTCTTTTCCACTGGAATCTTTTTTTGGAACATAACGATTTAATAATGGATTTATTGAATTTAAATTATTAATTTCTTCACTTATTAAATTCATTACATTTTCCATCCTAGATAATCCTCTTAATTGCCTATTCACTTCTGTTCTTAAATCAGTTAACTTTATTTTTTCCTTTTTTATTTCAACTAATGTTTTGCTATCTACATCATTTTCACTTATAGTTTCAGAATATAATTTAAATCCATATGCTAATTTTCTTAAATGGTCGTCTGAATAATCTGTTTCATATTTTCTATTTATATCTTCCCATGACATATCATTTAATTTATTAAGTTTATTTAAACAATCCTGTATTAATCCTTTTTTATTCATAATTCCCTCCAAATAAACAAAAAAATAATTGGGAGGTGCAAAACCTCCCTTATTCAATTATCTTTCGACAGTATTTTCTATTTTCAGCTTAACGTTTTTATCTCCAACAAAATCAGCGAATAAGTCGTTTATTGCGAATCTTTCTAAATCATATCCATCTTTATCTAATTCTACAATAAAATATTCTCCATCTTCTTCTATAACACGACCTATCTTTATTTCTAATGTTTTTCCTTCTTTAAATATCATCAAACCACTCTCCCATTTAAAATTCTAAAATAGATGCACTTGTTGTTGCAACAATCACATTATTTCCAAATAAACTTTTCAATACTTCATCTAAATCATCTATTAATAAATTTTCTTTTCTTCCTCTCATGACTAGGTCAAAATTAATTCTATTCACCACTATCGGTTCTGGTATTTCTAACATCATTTCCCTTGCTTTATCTAATATGTATTTTTTACTTTGTTCTCTAGCACATATTATGGGAGAATCAAGGATAGCAGATAATTTTATCAAGTGGAAAGTTTTACCATTTCCTCTATCCATTCTTAAAATTTTCATATTTATCCTCCCTTTATTAATTATTCCCCTTGTATTCTTTTAGCAACAGATTTTTTAAGTCTAATTTTAACAACTTCTTTATCTTCAGTTTTAAAAGGTGTTTCTTTTCCTTCTTTAGTTTTTATTACACCTTCTCTACCTTTTTTAACTTTCTTATCCACTAAAAACATTCCTAGAGAAACAGATTCATCAACTTCTATTTGTTCATATACAGAAGTTACCACATCCTCTAATGCTTTTAGTACCTCTCTAGCTTCAGCTTGTGATACTTTTAGACCTCTTTCTTCTAAAGCTCCTTGTAGTTCTTTTATTACGTTTATTTCCATAAAACATACCCCCTTAATAAATTATAAAATATTAATAAAAATAACAAATATTATAGGCTTTTTTAGCCTTACATAAATAATAGTTAATATACTAGGAAAAAATTAGGATATTTTGCACACTTTTAAAATATATTATTTTTATCGACATTTTTTACATATAGATAATAATCCTTTACTTCCGTTTTTATTAAATTTACTCACCAATTTAACCTTGCCACACTTATTACAACGTTTATATTCTCCTTTACATATATTCAAATAGTATATATCTTCTAATTCTTCTTCATAAGCTTGTACTATGTTTTTTACTATTGTGTCTAACATTCCTGTAATTGAAGGTAGTTTTCGATTTAATTCCTTGGCTATATTTTTAACTGTATCCCCTTTCATCCATAAATTTAAAACTTCCTTCTGTTTATCTGTAAATTTAACCTTTTTTAATACTTGCCCTAAATCATATAATATACAATCTATATCTGACGTAAAATCATATTCTTCTTTTTCCCTATATAATTGTAATAAAGGTTTAACATGAGTGACATCTAATGTATCTAAACAATCCCATGTTACCGCTCCATTATCTTTTAATAGTTTTTTAGGTATAAATAATGGATTATATGAATTTTGAACATATTCCATATCGCTCCTTAAACTACTTTTCATATAGTCACATTTATATTTAAACCATCCTTCATTTTTATTTTGATTTAATTTTTTATTAATATTGTTTTGCAACTCTTTATTTTCCTGTATTTCATTTAAATGATTTATTAAATCTTGATAACATCGTAACTCCTCATGTTCATTTATATATTCTTTATTAATTGTTCTTTTTGGCACTAATTTAATGTTTTGAACTGGTTTTAATATAATCATTGGGTCGTCTTCATTTATTTGTTCACCATATCTACACATATAAGATTTTTCTTTTTTTAATGCTTTTTGAAATTCTTCTTCATTATTATATATTTTTAATTTATTCTTTTTTCTATATTCTTTATCTGGCTGAAGTATGTATGTACCTAAACTTTCTAGTAATTTACATATATTACTATCTGTTGCTAAATCTTCGTTTGCATTTGGTGATAAATTTATATGACTTCTTTTTTCATTCTTTTGCTCAAATATTTCGTCCCAAAATAAATCACCATTTAGTTCTACACCATTAATATATTGTAAATTTAATAATTCCTTTATATATTCAATTCTTTCTTCTATAGTTTCTAATTTGTATTTATCTTTATCTATTTGATAATCATAAATACCTTTATTGTCTATTTTGCCGTAAAAATTATTAAAGTATATTCTTCCCATTTTATCCACCCCTATTTTATTAATTATTTTCTATTTTGAATAATCATTCATTCTATCTATTTTATACTCTATCTTTTCTAAACTCCAGTACAGTCTTTGTATATACTCTTTACTTCTACCTTCTTGAATAGCTTGTTTTATTTTCTCCTCTATTTTTATAGCTCTGTCTGTATTGGCTATCCTACTCATTTATATCACCTCAAATTCATTTATTTTAAATACAAGTGATTCATATCTACTATCTAAAATACATTTATCATCCTCTATTGTTGTTATTGCCCAATCTTCATATTCAAATTGTTCCTCTAGTTGTTTCTTTGCATATTCTTTTATTTTATTTTTAGCTGTATTCTTATCTTTACAAACACATTTTATATCTTTCTGAATTCCTTCTTCACTATAATATATTTCTGTGACAATATACACTTTCATGTTTATACCTCCTAAAATCAATTTTAAGCAATCCTATCTCTTTATTGAATAACTAATCCTATTTTTAATTAAAAACTCTTAGAAAAGTTCTCATTAGATATTTTAGCTATATCTTGTTTAACCACCTCCTTATATTAGTATATTAACATTGAGTGTAGATAAATTACCTATGAATTAAAATTATTTATAGTGTCACTCTAAGTTTACGAATGCAATGAGTAAATGAAAGAGTGTGAGGAAGAGTTTAATGGGCTTTGTTAAACTCTGACGAATAATTACAATTCTATCCCCTAGATAATAAATAATAATTTAAAAATCAAATTATTATTTATTATCTTCCCCTTCAAAGGGGAATTATTTTATTAATTATTTTTATAATCACTCAATCTTATCACTCCTACTGTTAATAGTTATAGTCTAATATTAATATATACTCATTTAGTGTTTACTTCGTTTTTTATGTATTGTTTTTTATTTTGATAGTTCAATTTAGGTTGACCATAGCCTAATTTAGTTCAATTTAGGTTGACCCTATGGTTTAATGACTAATTGTTTACAAACGTCTTGCATTAATGCTATATTGTTACCTGCAAATAAAACTAATGGGTTGATTACAAAATATGTTCTAAACTCTTTACCATATTCATATGTATGTGCCCCAAATAGAAAATAATCATTATCTTGATAATTTATAGTAAAATTTAACAGTGCTTTTTTAAATTTATTTATTGATTGCTTGTTGTTCGCTGATAAACCTAGTAATTTCATAATATCTCTAATTTCAGCTTTTTCATCGTTGATTAAGATATGATTTGTCTCGAAATCAACATATGGCAATAATTGTAAAACATAACCTAATTGTTTGTGTTTTGTGGTTGTGCAATGTTCATATAAATATCTAGTTGTATCTATGTAAAGTCTTATATAACTATCTTTATTATCTTTTATTCTACCTTTTGAAATATATTTTTCGTTTATATAAAAAGCACCGTCTTTTTCAATTATTAATTCTTTAGATTTCATTTCTTTTATGAAACTAAAGAAAGTGGTTTTACCTAATCTCATTAATTTCATTATATCTTTTTGTATCATAGGTTTTAATTGTCCTTTTTCTTTTTTAACCAACATATTGCCATCTTTATAATTATAGCTTATATATGTAGCTAAATAAAGAAATCTACTTACGTCAGCAGGGTTTAAATTTAGTTTATTATATAATAGCTCATCTTTAACATAGAATACATGAACATATCCACCTAGAGTTTCAGCCATCTCACCCATAACGTCCTTCTTTTGTAAATAATCTTTTTGGTTACTAGATAACTTTTTCTTAGTCCCCATGATAAGTTCTTCGTCTTTTGCTACATATACATTTCCCAACTCTTCTTTTGTATCAGCGTCTATTGCTATTATTCTTTTATATTTACTTTTCATAATTATTTATCTCCTTTATTAATTTTTCTTCTAGCTATGTAATATTTGATTTTATCTATTATAATTTTTCCTAAATACCAAGATATTAACAAACAAAATGCACAAACTGTAGTCAATATTATAAATTCTATAATTTTTATGTTCATTAATAAATAAAACAAAATAAAACACGTACAGCCTAATACATAAATACATATAAATATTCCTATCCAACCTAAGACACCTAATAACACATATCCTATATTAAATAATATATTTTTAAATTTAATCACAATACCACTCCTTTTTTATTAATTATTTTTGATAATGCTTATATTTTTTATACAATCCATATAACACCAATGTATTTTAAATGCTTCATCTTTTCTTATATATTCATGGTCTACCACCTCCTTTCTTATATTATTATATTAACATTACACTTTTAAAAATTACTTATGATTTTCATTATCTTCTTCATAAGGGTCTCTTCCTTTTGTAATCCAACCACAATCCTTACAACATTCACCTTCCCATGTACTACCTCCACCATAAGAAGTGTATAATTCAACTCTTTCTACATGTTCATGTTCATGTTCACAATTAGGCTCTTTAGGAAATTCGCCCCTCCAATTATCATTCATTTCTTTTTTAGTCTTATATGATAACGGATACATAAAATCACATGTTCCATTGTATTCCACATATCTTATTGTTCCGTCTTTAAATCTCACCTTACCACTTGCATGACTCATAAATATACCTCCCATTTTATTAATTATAAATACCTTATCACTTATAATTTTAAACATATCTGAATATAAGCAACTAATAACAATATCTTTTAATTTATATATTGTACTATTATATCTCTAAATTTTATCTTTTGTTTCTCAAACAAATCCCTCTAATGTTAAAATAATCACCTCTGTTTCTTATATCACTGTATTAATGAAGTTATATTAAAAATTACTTATGGTTTTCATTATCTTTTTTATTTTTAACTATAGCGTCGTGAATTACTACCATTAGTAGTAATGTAATCATAGGGAGAAACATAATTCCTATTAATGTTATCATAAAAGCCACCTCTCCAAATGCTTCACCAACTATAACTGAATATTTAAAAGCTTTAAATAATATAAATACAGTTATCACAGTTCCAGATAATGTCGTGCAATTTTTACCAGCATATCTCCACATAATATCAACTCCTTTTAATTTATTTTATATTATTGTATTAACATAAGTGTGTTAAAAATTACCTATGAATTACAAAAAATATGTTTGTCTTAATAAATTTTTTTATTACATATAATAACTATTACAAAAATACTCCAAATATATGTATTATTTTAATTGTCAATTTCAGTTTCATAATCATACAACGTGTTATATAGTTTTTGTTTTATTAGAACTCTATATATCTTACATTTTCTATCACCTCATATTTATGTATTAACATAAATAATAAAAAATTACCTATGAATTACATTATTTTTAATATATATAGTATTTAATTTAGTATTTAATAGTATTTAGAGTGTCTATGTATGTTGATATCACTTGTATTCAGACTATTATATATGAGTTTTAAAGGTTTTAATATGTGTTTTTAAGGAACAAATATGTTAAATTAAGTATCATTTCATTTATAAATATGTGTTTTTAAGGGGCATTTTATTTCCTTAATTGCTCATAATAATTTAAAATATGTTAAAATAAGGGACTATTAATATGAGATATTAAGGGTTATAATATAACTATGAGAAATTAAGGAGGTTTAATATGAGTAAAAATCAAATACTTATGAAAAATAATACAATAGTTAGTGCTAGATATAACATATCTCTCATGCATAATAATATATTTATTTTCATATTGTATAAACTTCAAAAGGCTAAGTCTGGTAATGCATATTGTTATATAAGCAAACAAGAATTTCAAAATCTTATTTCAAATAAAACACAGAAAACAGTTCCAGGTATTAAAAAAGTATTAGATAATATGCTAGATGAAAAAATATACTTTAGAGAAGATGGTGAGTGGAGCTGTAAATATAGTATTATAGCTGGGTATGAATATAATAAAAAAGAAGATTTATTTAAAATAGTTGTCATTGATAAAGTTTATCATCTTCTTATGAATTACAAAGCTTATACACCTATTAATATGAAAGTATTTTTAACTTTAAAATCAATATATAGCCAAAGATTATATGACCTTCTTAGATTATGGAGTAATACAAAAGAAGATATAACATATGAACTAGATGAATTAAAAGATTTATTAATGTTAAACGACAAATATAATTTGTATGCTGATTTTAAAAGAAATGTTCTTCAACGAGCTAAAAAAGAATTAAATAATACTGGAATGTTTGAATTATCATATACTGAAAATAAAAAAGGACGAAGTGTAAAATCTATAACATTTCATGTGAAAGATTTAGATGAAAGAGTATATTTTAAAAAGAAACAAATTAAACAAACTTCATCTCTATTATACATTCCTAATAAGAATTTAATATCAAATAATTGTATATCATCTTTTCAAAAAGATTTTGAACTAATAGATTTCACATACGAAGATATGAACCAGGCTTTTATTGAATCAATTAATATAACATTATCTAAATTTAATGTAGATAAAATAGATTATAATGTATATCCTTACTTTAAAGCTGTATTAAATAATAAAATTAAATATTATACTGATTTATTTATAAAGACAAGTATTTTTTAATCAATTTATCGACAAAATATATTTTCCATGTTATCATAATATAGTACACTCTCATAAGAATTGCAAATATCACGTATAACATAGAATTTTCTTACAATTTTAATTAAATTATTACCTTTTGGAGATAAAATGTAATAATCAGCCCTTTTTAGGGCTTTTTCTTTTGTTTTTTATAAAAATAAGCAATTTTTCTTAATTTTTAATGTTTTTTATGCATTTTTACTCATTTTTTTGCTAAAATTTTAGCATTTTATTCGTATTTTTTCTTAACAATCTCACCAAATTCAGGAGCTTTCATTAAAATTTTCTCACGTATTGACCTATTTTTATGAATTTCCATCAATGATTCTAACTCTTTCAATGAGTTCTCTCTGATTACTCCACCAATTATTTCTCTTCCATCTCTTGATTTCATTTCCCATTCTACTTCCCAAATTTCTCTCATACCATCGACCTCCTAAAATAATTTTTTGACTATATTATATTCACATCCATAATGTGGTTTTTTATTACATAGTTCTTTTAACTCTTCAATTTCTTCCTTGAGTTCCTCTTTATTTTTAAGTTTTGCTCTCTTTCTATAAAATGTTTCACAACAATTATCTATATCATATATATATCCGTATAATTCATATTTCATAATTACCCCTCCTTATTTCTTTTTACCATATTTTTCACATATTTTAAGTACAGTCTCTCTATCAATATAGAAAGTTTGTATTTCTGTACCATATTCTTCATAGTCAAACACTCTCATATTTCCTGCTCCTCTTAATAAATGTAAATATCCATAGTTAATTATCATGTTAGACCTAATTTCATCTTTACATTTACCACCTATAACGATATTTATATTCTGTTTGGTTATATTAGGTAATATATCTTTAGAAGGTAATTGGGTAGTTAATATTAAAAATACCCCTGCTCCTGCACCTCTACTAGCTATTAAAGCTAACATATTATGAAAATCTTTATTCTTCATATAAGAAGATAACTCTTCTATCACTATAAATCTAATAGGCATTTTTTTAAACTTTCTATATTGCCATATATCCGTACAATTTCTATAAGTAAACTGTTCATATCTTTTATCTATATCTTGTATAGCATCAAATAATATATCTTCGGCTTCATCTCTATTTTCCGTATAATGAATTACATTTTTACAGTTTCTAAATTCAAATAAATCTACTCTCTTTTCATTGATTAAATCTAACACAACGTCACATTTTCTTTTCATAACTAATTGAGATATAATAACTCTTAAACAATTAGATTTACCACATCTAGTAGCTCCTGCTAAATACATATGTGCATTAGAAGGTTCACTAAAATCAATATATCTAACGCTACAATCTTCTAAATTAATCCCAATAGGTATTTTATACCCTTTAGCCTTATGTTTTTCTAAATCAAAGTCAGCACATACTATCTCTTCCTTTTTAATTTTTAATTGAATATAATATCCATTCTTTTTAAAACTAACATCTTCTTTTTCTTTATTTAATAAATGACAAAACTTATTCTTATTATTATTAAAATCGTCTATAGTCATCCCTGTAGGTATTATAAATTCATATATTTTATAGTTTTCGTCTTCCCATTTATTTCTTAACTTAGGTATATCTCCAGAAACATTCTTCATATTGATATTATTAAAGAAATCAGTAAAATCAATATGTTTAATATTAAATACATCTAAAACTGATTTACATAATAATGTTATTGTATCCCAAATAGTATTTGTTAAAGGTTCTATTACATTACTCATATTATCATCTCCTTTTACTTAACTATATGCAAGTGTGTAGTAAATGTTTCCTATATATTAAAAAAATATTTTAGTAACATTATTTAAATATATACATATACTATATTGAGGTGATAATATGACTGAAAGAGATATCCAAGTATTAAACTTTATTAATCTAGTTACTATGTGTAGAACAGAACATATAAGAAACTTATTTTTTACAGGATTAACTAATACCACTTGGGATAGAAGAGCTAATAAATTAGTAGAATATAAGCAATTAAAACGCTTTAGAAGTGGAATATATAATAGAGAATATATTTATTATATTGAAAATAAACCTAATGAAAGATTACTTAGGCATGATATGTATATAACTGAATTAATATATAATTTATTATTACTAGGCGTGGAAATAATATACGTAGATAGAAATGTTCAATTGGGTAATGTTATAGCAGATGGTTATATTATAATTAGATATAAAAAAGACAATACTATAATAAGAAAAGGTTTATTAATAGAAGTTCAATTGCATGGTAGATTGTCAGATTGTATAGATAAATACACAGATATTAATCCTATTAAAGAATATGTGATTGAACAAGGTATGCAAACTATTCCCTCTCTACTTATTATAAGTGACTTGCAAGGTAAAACTAGAAATAAAATTCTTAAAACTATGTGTGTAAACTGTAACTTAGAGTATTTAGACAAATGTATATTATAATGTAAGAAAGAGTGTGTGATACAGCTATTGCTTGTACTACACACCTTTTTATTTGGCATTTCAATGGTTTGACAAGGTAAAACTAATGGGTTTATATAGATGAATTAACATGAAATGGCGGTATATTATATCTGATTAAACCTGTATTTTCCCATTTATTTCCAATATATTAAATATACTATTAAATTCCCATTAAATCAAATACTAATTTATAAACGTAAAATAACATATTTATAATATCATTTCCCGAGAATAAGTACAATATGGCAATATCTAATTTTAATACTTTAAATTAGATAAAAATAAAGTATAATAAAAACTCATTTATTTCCTAGTATTCTTAATTTGTAAATATGTTAATGTTATGAAGATGGGAGTTTGTAGAAATGATTAAAAATGTAATTCGGTATTTTTTATGGCATGTAGTTGGTAAACTACTACACAGAATAAAATTTTTGTCAAGCCCCTCCGAATATGAAACCACCCCCTAGATGTTGATATTTCAACATTTCTTAGCCCTCAAAAAAAATTCCTTTGCCAAAAAAGTACGATTAAGTATTAATTAATCGTACATTCTTAATTTTTTAAAGTGGTTGACTTGTCCAGTTGATGTGGTTATCAACACTATATTACATAGTTATCAACAAGTATTTTGCTAGTTATCCACAAGCTGTTAATATGTATAAATATATATACGAAAGCAAGTCTTACTAATACTTACAACTACATTTCCGACTACATCTCAAGCTAACAACCTATAAGTCTATATAATCTAGTAATATCAACGCTTTCATACACTTATACACGTTTTTTCTTAATCCAAGTTATCCACAAGTAAAATTTTTCTAATTTTTCCATTTTATATTTTTTACCATTTATTCAATTTCTCCTAATAATCTAAAGTAATTTATCTATTTTCCTTTATTTTCCTAAAGTGTTTACCTATAATTGTTTCACAGTTTACCTATATTAGTAATACCCTACAACCGTTGCAATAACTGTATCCTATACCTATAATGGGTATATTGTAAAGCGTGAAACCGTTGAAACTGCTACATTCTTCTATTTCTTCTATTTGTGT